CGGGCACTCTTGGCGTTATTGGTTTAAGTGGAGCAACTTATACAGGAGCTTTTTATTATGTCGGTAGAGGTGCAGCACTTTCTAATAGTGGCGAAGGAGATTATATTGCAGGGTTTGATGCATCACTATCAAACTCAATATATGGCAAATCAGCTACAGTCCAACCTCCTGCTCAGGGCGTACACGTTTGCATTAAATACAAATAAGGTCTAAAAATGGAAATTCTAGGATTAAAAACTAACCCCATAAATCAAAATAACTACACGCAAAATCTACAAACACCCGAGTTTGTTGGTTCGCTTGTTACTTACCCTATCGATTATGTGCATCCAAAGTGTCTGCCTTGTGATGGATTTGTTTTAAAGCGAATTGATTATCAACAATTATTTTCAGTAATAGGTACGAAATTCAACGATGGTACAGAAGGGACAGATGAATTCAGAATCCCTGATTACAATATAACGGAAGAATTTTTACAACCGACCAAAAATGCAGGAGTAAGTATTTCAGCAGGATTACCAAATATAACTGGTTCTGCTTTTTCAGCAGGACTTGGTAGAGAATCAACGACATCAACATTTGCAGGAGCTTTTTCTACAAGTACAGAAGGGAACGCAACTGTGCAGGGCGGTAATGATAATACAGCAGGGAAATTCAACGGGACTTTAAGAATAGATGCCTCAAAATCAAATGCAATTTATGGCAAATCAACAACAGTTCAACCACCATCTAAAGGCGTTCATGTTTGTATCAGGTATAAATAAATGGAAATTTTAGGACTAAAATCACAACCTCTAAATCAGAATAATTACAATAATAATCAATTAACCCCTGAGTTTGTTGGTTCACTTATCGTTTACCCTATTAATTTTTCTCATCCGAAGTGCTTGCCTTGCGATGGTTTTGTTCTCAAACGTGTTGATTACGAACAACTTTTTTCTGTAATCGGCACACAATTTAATGATGGAACAGAGGCTCAGGATGAATTCAGGATTCCTGATTACAATATAACAGGCGAATTTTTACAACCCAGCACAGTAACAAACAAAACTATTGTCGCAGGATTACCAAATATTACAGGCTATATTTCTGGTGATGATTATAAAATGGCACAAATAGGTGGAGCTTTTTATTTTTCAGGTACAGCTAGTGGTACGCATCAAGAAACAGTTAGTGGGAGCTTTAATATCGTTCGTTTTGATGCTTCCCGTTCATCTTCGATTTATGGCAAATCAACCACAGTTCAACCCCCTGCCAAGACAGTACAAGTATGCATCAGGTATAAATAAATGGAAATTCTAGGATTAAAAACAAACTCTTTAAATCAAAATAATTACAGTCAAAACTTACAAACACCAGAGTTTGTCGGTTCGCTTATCACTTACCCTATTGATTATGTGCATCCGAAGTGCTTACCCTGCGATGGTTTTGTTTTAAAGCGAATTGATTATGAGCAATTATTCTTAGTAATTGGAACAAAGTTTAATGACGGAACTGAAGGCTCTGATGAATTTAGAATCCCTGATTACAATATAACTGAAGAATTTTTGCAACCAACAAAAAAAGCAGGAATCAGTATCGCAGCAGGGTTACCAAACATAACAGGCTCAGCCTTTTCAGCAGGACTTGGTCGTGAAGCAACAACATCGACTTTTACAGGAGCTTTTGCAACAAGTACAGAGGGTAATGCTACTGTGCAGGGTGGAGCTGACAACACAGCAGGAAAATTTAACGGAACTTTGAGAATTGATGCCTCAAAATCAAATTCGATTTATGGCAAATCAACAACTGTTCAACCACCATCTAAAGGTGTTCACGTTTGCATTAGATATAAATAAAAGGAGTAATTATGACATCATTGAAAAAGATTTGTAATCATTGGACAGCAGGAGCACACACTCCATGTGAAACTGATTTGCAAGCATACCATTATTGCATAGATAAATACGGCAGAATTTTTGCAGGGATTTATGAGCCGAAAGACAATGTAAACTGCTATGATGGGAAATATGCTAAACATTGTGGTGGTGGTAATACGGGTTGCATTGGCTTGGCAGTTTGTGGAATGGCTGAATTTACCGAATCAAAAAAGCAGACTAAATATCCACTTACAAGAAAGCAAATCGAGGCTTTGTGCTGCTTGAATGCTTATTTATCAATAAAGTACGGAATAATCGTTGACGAAAAAAGTGTATTTACACATTATGAATTTGACCAACGCCGTCAAAAGAAATTGCGTGAAGGCAAAATCGACATTACATATATTCACTATTTGCCGAACTTGAGTGCAAATAGTATCGGAAATTATTTAAGGCAGAAAATCTCTTGGTACAAAGAAAAAATAAAACAGGGAAAATATACATTTACAAAGAAAGGAGACTACTATGAGTTTTTGGCAAAGGTTTAAAGATTGGAAAGTTTTAAACGAATTATGGGACTTGATTCAACCTTACGTTTTGAAGTTAATCGACAAAAACGTACCCAAATATATTACAAAACTATACGAGAATCTTGCTCGTTACACTCAGCCAGCTTTGGACAGTCTTTTCAAATTAAAAGAAAAGATTAAAACAAGCCCGAATGATTTAGATAATTATTGCTTCCATCAGGGAGTTAATGCTCTTGAAACATTCGCAAATTACTTGCTTGTGGTTGTAGCTGATTTAAGGAAATAAAAATATGTTAGGATTTTCTGCCCTCCTTCAAAGCCTAGCTGACTGTATCTCGCAACTTGCGAGATATGGTCAAGTTAGGATTGAAAACCAAGAAACAACAAATATTATTGCTGATAAAACCGACTTAGAAAAAGCCGGAAACATCGCAGAACAAATTATCGAAATTGCACAAAAGTATAAATCCTGTATGTCAAAACGGGATCAAAGAAAGTTAAAAAGTTTGATTAAAAGATTTAATAAGGTGGATTAATATGACTTGGCGAAATTTATTAAACGTACAAAATACCGAAAAAGGCTTTTTCCCGTCATCGAATTCGTACGGGATACCTGATATAAAAGCTGAAGAATTTGAAATTAAAGAACTGATTCCATATAGAGTTGATGGGAATAGAAACGGAACTGCTCACTTCTTTTTAGATGATTATAGATTCGAGCGTTGTTGGAAGAATCCTGATTCTCAAATTCCTGAATTAAAAAAATATGCAGGGGTATTATCTCCGGACTTTTCTATGTACACGAACTATCCTGAAGCCTACCAAATTTGGCAAGTTTACAGGAATCGTTGGTGTACTTGTTATTGGCAAAGCAAAGGAATTAAGGTTATTCCGACAGTTAGTTGGTCTGATGAATCTAGTTATAAATACACGTTCTTGGGGATTCCTAAAAATTCAGTTGTTGCAATTGGAACAGTTGGAGTCCTCAACGATCCACAAGCTAAAAAACTCTTCTTGCAAGGTTTTAAAGAAATGTTAAAACAACTTGAACCGAAAGAGATTTTGATTTATGGAAACAGACTGACCGAACTTAACGAGTATAAAAATATCCGTTGGTTCGAGCCATATATGAACAAATTTAAAAAGAAAGCGAGGTAAAAATGGGTGGCAGAGGTTCAGGTGGTAGCAAGAATGCAAGTTCAAGTATTAGTGGTAATAAAACATCAATAAAAATAGCAAAGGATGTTCCTAAACTTAAAAATTTAGATGATGCAAATGAAGTTAATGCTTTAAAAACTAAAACATTAAGCGACATTGAGCGTTTAGAGAAAAAATACAATTGGTATGGCGATAAAAAATTAAATGAAATTAAAACGAAATTACAATTTGCATCAAATTCTGATGGCGAAAGTGTTTTGATGTTGGCAGATGATTTTTATTCGCACAAACCTAAATATATCAAACGTGTTAAGTGGATGGAACGAGGTTATTAGAAAGGAGTAAATTATGGGTGGTCGTGGCTCAGGTGGAAGTAGAAGTGGTGGAGGTGCATCAGCAAATCCTCCAAGACTAGTAAGTCCAAACCAATATTATCAAGAAAAATATAGGGATTTAACCGATAAAGAATTAAATAGAGCTTTGATTAATAGTCGAAATCTAATGAATAAGGAAAATGCAAAAGTTAGATTTGAAGAAGCTCAATTAGAAAAGGTTTTAAATGATTTTAAAAATGTCAGTATGAGTGATGCCGATTACGAGGCAAAGTCTGCTGCACTTGATAAACAAATGATTAGAGTTAATGATGCTCGTGCAAAAGCAAGTATAAGGGAAACGGCTTATTATTTAGCAATTAATGAGAAAAACAACGTCAGAGCTAAACAAACTGTCGCAGACCTTAACCAAATGACGAATGGGCAACTGAATTCTTATTATAATCGAATGTACGCTTCAGGTGCTAAAGCTAGAACAAAAGCTGAAAGAACTAATAATCCAAAGACTCGAGCAAAATATACAAAACTATACGAAGAACATTATCAAAACTTTTTCAAAGCTAATGCTGAAAAAGAAAAAAGAAGTCTTTGGGGTAGAGATTGGTAATTGTGTCGGAATGATACGAAACTCTGACAAATGACTTCCATTCCTGTGTATTGGAGTGATTAATGTTGATGTACAAAATATAAGGAGGTCATTATGACAGTAATTACAGCAGAAGAAGCTCTAAAGAGCAGACAAAATTTTTCAGATTTCATTGAATCTAAGCGAGACGAAATTGAACAAGAATATTTGAAGGAATATTCTAAAAGGGAACTAGTTTTAAGCTATGCCCAATTAACACCCACCTGTGAAGGTTTGATGAATGCATTAAACGAATTTAGAGATAATCAAAAGGTGTTTTTATTCTTGTATATCGCTAATGAAAAACCTGAGATTACCAAGTTTATTAAATATTTAAATAATACTTTTAATAAAATGTGTGGAATCTTTCTTGTTAAAGCGATTTTAAACGACGATAAAATGGAATTTGAATGCCTTTTGAAACCTCAAATTCAAGAAAAGAAACAAAGAGTTGTAAATACAAACACTCCTGCGAAACAACTTCAGCAAGAATATTGGCAAGCATATTTTGATAAATGCGATGAGTTACAAAGCGAAATGCAAATAAACCCTGCTCCTCGCCATTATCAATACATTGGGATTGGTAAAAAAGGTGTTCAGATAATGCAAACAGTAAGCACAGTCGATAAATACATCGCAACCGAACTTTCAATAAATAATGATAAATCAATATTCCATAAGCTAGAAGAACACAAAGAGCAAATAGAAAAAGCACTCGGAACTCTTGAATGGCATATAAAAGAGGGAGTTGATTCTTGTAAAATTCGACAAAAAATTTACTTCGATATTTCAATGACTGAAATTAGAGATGCAAAAGTTGAGGAACACATAAAACTTGCCGAAAACTTTAAAAAGGTATTTTCTAAATATTTATAATGTGTCCGAATGATACGAAATCGCTCTGTATAGTTGAATTAAAGACTATTCAGAGCGATTAATGTGTACACAAACAAAGCAAGAAAGGACAGTAAAATGACTAACAAAGAAGAACGTAACTATTATGGATTCATGAATGAATTAGAACAAATTTCTAAAAAATACGGAATCGGAATATTAGCTTGTGGATGCTTTCAATATTCAGATGAAAATGGGTTTCAAAAAATAACTTATAGAAAAAACTTATCAGGCGATATTATCCCTGCTGAGATAGTTTTATCAGACGGCACAAAATGTGAATTATAAGGAGCATAAAATGGCAAAGAAAAATCTAAAAATATCAGCACTAAAATATGAAATTTATCACAATATCGACAAAGCATTAGAAATCCTACAAAAAATAGGATTTGTAGCAAAGTCAGATTTCTTTTATGAAAGTCTTGCTGAGGATTGGCTTTACAACGAGCCTTCCGAAGAAGATATGGATAGAGTTTTAACTGAATTAGGTTATGAAATATAGGAGGTAAAATGATAGAATTAAACGGCATTTATAAAACCAAAATTATTAAAGGTTTAAAACCCGATGAAAGCAATTATAAAGTTGTTTATATGAAAGACAACCTTTTAGTTTGTGAGAAAATGGATGGCTATATGGCAGGGAGTCGTTCTTGTTTTTTAAAAGAATTTCTAATCGATCCCGACAAACCAGACGATATCTACGCACCCTTTGAACCCGTTGAAAAATAAATGTGTCCGAATGATACGAAATCGCTCTGTATAGTTGATTAAAAGACTATTCAGAGTGATTAATGTGTACACAAACAAAGCAAGAAAGGATAAATATTATGGCAAAAACATTTTTAGTAAAATTCAACGCAAAGGTTCTTATTAACGGACAAATTCAAGTGGAAGCTACAAGCCAAGAAGAGGCTGAGGAATTAGCAGAAATGATATTACAAGAAACATTAAACAGCGAAGATTGTTTAGTTGAATTAGAAAATGATGCATCTATTAGAGAGATGGAAGTTGATGGAACTTTTAATGGCATATATATTGATGATGCCATAGTTTTAAACTAGTACCTAAACGGCTAATATACGATTGAAAAAATAAAGGATAAAATTGAATTATGGAACGTATGATTAAACTCGCAGAAAGACGGAATAATAAGGTTATTGAAGAATTGACGTTGAGTGAATTCAAAATTAAATATAGCAATCAGCTTATCTCAACAATAAATTCTTACAAACGACATATGGAATCAAAGGATGTTTTAAAGCCGTTTTTTATGCATTCAAACAAAGATTACACTTCGGATTTTTATTCCAATTTACAATGGAATTTTAACAGTTACTCCAACTTTAATTTTTATATAGCTCAGATTTATTAATTGTGTCGAAATGATACGAAACACACACATTGACTTCACTTTCGCTTAAATGCGAGTGATTAATGTGTGTGTAAAACAAAGCAAAGGAGCATAAATTATGACAACTAGAAGCCTAACAATTGTAAAAGAAAAAAAAGAATGGACTAAAGCAGACATTAGTTGGTATGACGGATATCCAAGTTATGTCGGAGTACGTGTGCTAAAGAAAATAAGAAAGGATTTAAATAAATATAGAAACTTAACAAAACTAATATCCGAAAAAGACATAAAAGGAATGCTTGATTCTACTTACGCAAGTTGGTTATACGTTATTGATTTAGACACTAATAAATTTGAAATTTATTCTAGAAATTATACAAAAAATAAAAATTTCAAAATTGATTCAGAATTTTCACTTAGAGAAAAATTTAACTTGGATGCACTTCCTACACCTAAAGAATTCTTAAACAAGTTTGTATAAATTAAAAAGGAAACATTATTATGACATTAAAAAATCAAAGCAGACTAGGATTTGGAACTAAAATCTTAAATCACAAAACAAATGAAATTGGACTATTAATTTACACTTGGGATAATACATTCGCAGACGGAAATGTTCCGTTTGCAACCTGTGTTGATAAAGATGGCAAACGATACAATATTGAAATGGATAATATTAGTCCGATTGAAGATTAAATTATAATTGGGCCACTTTTTCTTTAAATTCTTTAAGGCAATTTTCACATAAAAATACTGTTGAATAACTCTTTTCACAAGTTTGAATCGTTAAAGAATCAGCATTTTCAGCATTGCAAAAAGCACAATTAGGATTTTTAAATTTTTCTTCTGTATGTTTTGTTAAAGTTATATCCATAAAAGAAATTATATCATAATCCTTTACAAAAATAAATAATTTGCTTTTTAGTTCCGGCATGTGATACATGAAACATGATTTAATCTGAAAGATGCCAAGAGTCTCTCTCCTCCCAAAACAAGATGAGACTCTTTTTTAATGTAAAAAAAACTTCAATGTGGGAGCATTGAAGTAAAGAAGTGATGATTCTTTCAGAAATTATACTTAGGAAGGGGATTTATTTTTTTTCTAGGTGTTCTTTAATAATTTTATAAACGTGCCTTTGTGATAAATCACACTCGACAGCCATTTTATTAATTGTGTATTTTCTACCATCATAATTATTTAAAATGTAGCGCTCTTTTACTTCTTTAAAGGCAGTTTTAGGAATAGAAACTGTTAGTCCGGGGGAGCTAAAAATCAAGGCTAAAACGGACTTAATGCCTGCTGTTTCAGCTAAAAATTTTAAGTCATCGTTAGGCATATCATCAGGTGTTATAAAATCCATCCAAGGCTTGTATTCCATATATTCCTCTTATTTTTAAGGGTCTCATCAGTTGGTGCATTACACCAAGACAGTCAGCTTGCTCTGTTAGCCGACTGTTTCGACCTTACATAGCCATTGCCATTGGGGGAAGCATATTTTCTACGTCTCTCTGCATTTGTGTTACAACGTCTAATTTTGCTTCTAGCAATCGGCATTTGAATTCTGCCTCATACGTTGCAGGGCAGTATTTGTCTTTTAATATTGCACCTGCGTACTTGTCTTTAGCTTCTGAATACTCTTCCTCTAAGACAATTTTTTGGTTTTTAATTAAACCCATAATTGCACATTCTTTTGACATTGTTTTTTCTACATCGCCAAAGAATTGATTTCCCATCATTTTGTTGTTCATTTCCATTTCTTTTTTTTCTTCTGTTTGCATAATTGCTCCTTTCTTATTTTTGCTACTTACTGAGAGCTTTATCAGCTCTCTTTTTCATATTCTTTTTTATCTCTGTAATGGCTTGAATAACCTTTGATGCTTTGTTTTTAGTTAAAAACATAACGTCATCAATTTTAAATTTTGATTTTAAAAATTTTCTAAGTGATTTTTTTGCAAAATCATCGTTGTCAAAATAGCAAATTTCTCGCCATAAACCTTCAATCATTCTTAATTGTGATTGTGATGCCATTTTGCCTGAACGCTTTAAATCCTCATATTTTTTCGGTAATTTTTGCCAACGATTGAGTGCTACGGCTTTCTCTTCTAGAATCTCTGTAAAAATAATTGCTTCTGTATAAGTTAAATCTTTTGAGCTTTGAACATCAAAAGACATAAGCATTTCACGATATAAATCGTCATCAAGGCAAAGCACATTTTTAAGAGTATGAATTTTTCTAATTTGAGAAATTGATGCCATATTCGATTCTGATATCCTCTAATTGCAATTCTCTCCCGTGTTTAATTCCTATTTGAACTCCCAAAATAAAGATAGCGAGAGCAATAATAAAAATGCATAGTGCCGAGTCAAAATTAAAGAGAAACTTACCGTATTTATTCATAAAATATTCCTCACGCCATCAATAATTTGGAAGTTTGTTTAATCACAGCACCATCGACCTCAGCTTTACCATTAAATCTGGCAATGCTTATGCTATGAGTAATTAAGTGTTCCAATCTTCTAGTATTTCCATCTGAATATAGAAGATATGTTTCGGCTAATTCAGGATTTTGTCCTGCTGATTCAAGAATCTTAATTACGTCTTGAATTAATAATCTATCTAATAATTTATGATATTTAACTCTAGAATAGAGTTGGTCATACTGATTATTAAAGCCTCTTAGGTTTTCAAATAATATATTTCTGCCTACTAACAAGACACCCACTCCTGTTTTATCGTGGATCCTGCGAGTAATTTCTAATGCTCGGTATGGCAAGTTTTCAGCTTCGTCAATAATTAAGAGACGACCTGAATTATTGAGCTTATTAACAACTTCATTCATTAATTCATAAGCACAACCTTTGCCTGAAAGCCCAAGTCTTTTATGGATTTCTAATAATAAAGATTTTGCAGTATAACCTGAATCACTCTCTATTAGAATAGAATCCATATAGCTTTTTACATATTCTTTAACGGCAACAGTTTTACCTAATCCTGCTCTACCGGCACAAACTCCGATTTTACCTTTTGTATGGCATAGTCTACCAATTTCTGAGATATATTTTATGATTGAAATATCAACAATTGGTAATTCTTCATTATTTAATCTTTCTTTTTCACGTCGAATAAAATTATTTATTTTATCGGTTAAAGCATCATTGTTGCCTTTATATTTATCGTTTAGCCACATACTAACTGTGGATTTAGCAACACCAATTGAAAGTGCTATATGCCCTGTGCTATAACCTTTAGATTCCATTAAATCTTTTAATTCGGTTTTAATATCCATACGCCACTCCTTTTAATTCTTCATCAAGAATTTTGTCCGTTTCAAACAAATAAAGTGGCTCATCCTTAATAGTTGGTTCATTCAAAAACATTGATAAATCGTGTTTCCCCTGAGCAACCATTTCTTTATTTTTGCGAATAGCCATATCCATATTTGTGTTTGCAAGTTTTGTAATGCGAGGTTTCTTTTGCTTTTCAACACTCGCAAATGCCGTTTTATAGTTTTCGCATTGTTCCTCAATGCTAATTTCTTGAGTTTGTTTAATATACGCTTTTGCAACTTTAAGATTTCTCTTTTTAATAGACATTGCTTCTTTAAATTCATCTTTAGAAACTGTTTCTGCGTGAAGTGCAGCAACGGCTTTAACGGCAGATGTAGTTCCGATAAATTCTTCGTTATCAGCATTAAATACCCAAGCCTCTTTGAAATTATCAGGATCTCTGCGTAAGTACACTTTTAATCCTGTTCGAGCAATCATCCAATCTGCCCAATAAGTAATGCCAAGTTGACCATCTTTTATACCATTTCTGCCAATAGTAAAATTCTTTGAAGTTCTCATACAGAAAAGTTTTAAGGCATCTCGTGATGTAACAACTTTTTCTTTAAATTCTTGATTAAAGAGTTCATCAGGGGATAAGCCCTTAAGGTTTTTACCTTCAGATGGTCTCTTATTTAAAATGTTGATTATAAAATCATCAAATATTTGTTTAAATTTCTCAAACGGCATTATTTTCCCGTTTTTAATTTCTTCAGCAAGTTTTTCAGGTCTTTCAACAATATTCCCACCACGATAGCCAATACAATGTTTAGAAAGCAGTTCTTTAATTTTTAGAAAATCTCTTTCAATTGGTTTTGTTTGAGCATTATATGGCAATGCAAAATGAACATTAACATTTAATTCGCCAAGCATTGATGTTGTTTGAGGTTCATTAGTTTCAACTGAAACTTTCTTTCTGCCACCTGCGAAATCTTTTGAACGATAGTCTTTACCATTATCAATAATTACGTCAGCCGGTAAACCAAATTTATCTGCTGCATAATAGAAAGACTGAAATATTAAATCAGAATTAGGATGTCCACATTGTAAAATCCAACCAAGCCACTTGCCTGATTTATAATCACGCCAAGCAGTAACCCAAGGAAATACGACATTTCCATCTTCAGTCATACAAGCTACGTCAATTTGAGCGTGGTCTGAAACCCAAACTTTGCCACAAATGATGTTGCTATAATCTCTTTCAATATAACCACCATACTTACGATTCCAAGCTGATTCGCCCTTACGAGCTAAATAAATGCTTTGTTCAGGAATCTCTTTTTCTAATCTGCGTAAAAAAGTCGTAGGACTTGGAAATTCTCTTTTTTGAATATTATATTTTTTCATTGCATATCCAAGAGTAATTTCCCAACAACTTTTTACTGATGGCGAACCTTCTACAAGATAGAGGTCTTTAAAATATTTATAAAATTCGTCTGGTACACAGGTATTGCAAGAGGTTTTGCCATATCGTGCAAGTAAACCACTAATGCCATTTTGAGCGAATCGATTTCTCATTCGTTGAATGGATGAATAGGAAGTTTTAAAATCGGGGTTGTTATCATTCCAAAATTCAACAAAATCAAACAATTCATAACCATGTAAATTATGGCAAGACCTTAGAATATAAGCATATTTATCAGCCTGAATCTTTGCCCATTTTGGCGCATCAGAATAAGATTGCATCTCGTCATAATTATTGCCGAGAACAACTTTTTTTGAATATTGATTTAGGGACTCAAAACGTATAAAGTATTGGTTGCGATTGTTTTTTCGTTCTATCTTGTAATTTAATTGACCATTGTAGCAACGATTTTTTAAAGTTTTTTCACGCAAGTTTAGGATTTTACAAGCTTCTTCAAGCGAAATCCACGAAGAAATATTCTTTGTTTCTTGCGTAGACATTATCATAAAATATTGTAATCCTTTACTTTTATACCAAAGACTTTTTCAATAATAAAAATATCAATTTCAGGACAACAACGTTCTCCTCTAAGGTGTCTGCTGACAACACTTTTAGATAAGTTTAAATTGCTTTGAATCTCTTTGGATTTGATGTCTAGAATTGCAACAACAACTCTTCGTATCGTTTGTACTTGGCTGTTAACATAAAGTTCCATTTTTTCAATTCCTTTTCTCGATATAAACACTCGACCTATATCAAGATTTAGTATTTTTTCTGAAATTTTCTATCAGTTAAAAGGCTAGTTTTTTGTAGCACAACTAAGCCCTTATAGGACTAATTCAACTTGGCTATAAAATAAACACCTTTAACTTATATAATTTAATTATATTTAAATTAACAATTATTAAAAGAGCTAAAAATCAGGCTATGGGGAAAATTCCCCGATTTAAAAATCTGTAATCAACTAATAGATTAAATTTGAAAATTTACTATTTTTATAAAAAATTATTCAAAATACAATACCCACTTGGATAATAGTGAGGTATAAAAATTAGGGAAAAGTTTATTAAGAAATGTTAAGAAATTATATTATTTTTTAGATCCGAATAAATATCCTCGAAGCTTCTTTCTCTTCGCCAAATAAATTCAGCTAGTCTATGATGCATATAATTTTGATTTGAATTGTGGCTCTCTACTCTTGCTAAATAACAATACATTCGCTTGAATTCTCTAATTTCATCTTTCTTGAATTCCTTTTCAATATTTGCTCTCAAAAGTTTTTCACTAACAAAAACCTTATTGTTGTAAACGTAAAAGTATGCATATTTTTCATAGAACTTACGATATCTGCCCTGTTGAGGTTTTTTCATAAAATTCTGCATTAGTTCTTTAAATTGCTTTTCATAGATTAATCTTCTGAAAACTCCATAATAATCGCATATACAAGAGTCTCCAACTTTTACAAAATGGCACATTTTTTGAGGAGGAATATTTAAACAGAAACCTTTTATAATAAAATCAAACTCCTCTGATGATATATGTTGCATCATTAAATAAAGATTTTTTCTTTCGTGTTCTTTTAGAGGCTTGATTGCTAATGTCGAAATTACCCCATTATTAATTGATATAGATTCTTCCTGCTCTAAAAATAGCAAAGCAGTTTCAACAATCGCCTCATCTACTTCAAGCATTTGCACTAAATCATTAAGCGTACAGTTTTTCAGCCTTTTGCATAATCTGAATATTTGCTCTTTCATTAATCAATCCTTTCAAAGTGTATTCGTCTAATTCTTTTATTGAGTTTGTATTTGATAACTTTTCAAGTTTTTCAAGCAATTTAACCAATTGTCTGAATTGGTTTGTTCGTGTTGCAAGATATTCAATAGCTCCCTCGCTAAACTTCAAATCGGTCAGTTTTTCTAATATTTCAGCAATATCAGTTTGATTAAAGTGTTCAAACTTCAGTTTTTTATAAAGCCTGTCCTCAAAGTGTTTAAAACGTGCGATTTTTTTATCAACAGCACCCATTCCGACAAGCACGATTGGAGTTCCTGTGTTATCTTGGATATCCCTTAAACTCTCGATTACGTTTCGGTTTCCGATTAAGTAATCAACCTCATCAACAATTATGGTTTTGGGGTCTTGTTTAAGATGCTTTAATATAATATTGTAATTATCCTGCATCATAAAAAGTGGTCGCTCTCCTAACTCATCAACGATTGCTCTCATAAGTGCTGCCTGTGTCATTTCATTATTTGCTCGGACATAAACGGCATCGTTTCTTGTTGCCCACCATATTATTGAGTGGGTTTTACCTAATCCATGTTCGCCATAAACCAATGCGAGCTTTGGAATGTTTGGTGGAAGTTTTTGTAAGCTATCCATTAGCGATACAAAGTTTTTCACGTTTTTTGTTTTTACAAATACATTTTTCATTTTCTAATCTCCATATAAATTCATATATTCGTCACTTCTGATATAATCCGTCAGCCACTTTCGGTCTTCGGGATTGGTACATCCGTTATTCATTAACCACTCATATTTTTCAAAATTATTCGCAAATAAAGGTCTGTTCATTTGTTGTTCACGAGGGGTTAATTTGCGTTCACGTTTAGGTTTTGGTTGTTCAATTTTTTCAATTTCTTGTATTGGTTCGTGTTCAATTTCCAAAACTTCCAATTCTTCAGGTGCAAAAGTTTTCTTTACTGTTTTTATTAACCTATTTTTAATCTGTTGTTGCTTTTTGTATTGTTGTTTATATTCTTCCATATCCTTAACTGTTCCGAGAGCCTTTGCCATTGGATGAACTTTTTGAACACGTGTTGCAACGCATAAGAATTCGCCTTTTTTAGAATAAACGTGAATCTTTGAAAGGTCGAATAAACTATATCTAATATGAACTGAATCCCTTATTCCAAGAATAGCTTCGCTCCTGTAATGCATATTTAAGAATGTAATTCCGTGCTTTGTGATAAATCGTGATTCGGTTTTCATCATTAAGTCATTCAATACATTAATATTTATATTTTGTTTTTGAACGCTATTTAACACTTCTTGAATACTTCTTGACCTATCATTAGGACAGGGTTTTGAATTGTGATATTCAATCCAACAATTAATATATTTAATAGCATCTTGGACTGTTGGAATGTAACCTTTAGTGTTTGCTTGGTGCATTTTTCGATGTAAATCTTCGCCACGTTTTAGCCACGCAGGTTTATCTTCAATACTTGTGCCGATGTATGACGGCATCATTTTTTCAAACTCTTCTTGAAACTCTAGGAAGAATCGTTCAATAACTTTTGCTCTCGCATTGTATGGTTTAGCAAAAACGGAGTGGATACCTAAATTGGCATACACTCCGTTAAAGCCCTCCTCATCAAAGTCGCAGTTTTGAAAATACTTAGACTTAAATGCTTTTCCATTATCTTGGTACACAACCTTTGGAATCATACCCAAATTAATGATTGCATTTCTTAAAGCTGATGCAATGCATTGGGTGTTTTCAGTCATCATAATTTCATAACCGACTAATGCTGTTGATTTCCAATCTAAAAAACCGACCAGAGTTGCTCTAGTCGGTTTTCCTGTAAATGGATTTATTACTTGGAAGTTGAGAACGTGTCCGTCTGCGATTAAGACATCGCCAACTTCTAATTTTGAAATATCTCTTTCAATATATGGTTCAACTTTATCGTGATATGCTTTCATTCCCTCACGTTTAAGAATCCACTCATCATAATGATTTTTTCTAAAATTCTCTGCGTATCTTTTAAATGTTAAATCACAGGGAAGTGCTTCGTAGCCTTTTTTATATAATATCTCTTTAGATAATTTAATAGCTTTTCCTACGCAGAACTTATTTTCATGAAGTAAAAATCTCAAAAAGATGTGTTTCATTTCATCATTTAAAATTGTATTATATTCGCCCTGCTTACTATATTTATATTGTGGGATTAAAGATTCGTGAGTCTCGTGTTTTTCATAAGCCTTAACCCAACGATAAAGAGTGCCGATTGATATTGTTCCAAGATATCTAAAAACTTTCGGCATAAACATTCCTGAGTTATATAAATCAAGAAACATTGCATCAGCCTCTTTTTTCGTCTTAAACTTTATGCGATA